TAGTATTAGCCATGCTCTACCTCCTAATCTGAATATAACTTTTTAAACTCTGCTACAATTGTATACATGTTCGCGGCATCAGCTGTGCTTGGAACAACTAAGTTAACATCACTTTCATTGGTATTCGCTGATTTGTCAGTTTTCATTCCGCCAAATTCTCTAAAGTCCCAGTAGCCTGTTCCTGTTAAACCGATAATTGGAATATCACCATCATTATCTTCTTCGTCTAAACGTGCGTATGAATCTCCACCATCACCACCTTGACATGAAAACCAAATTCTTTGTAATACTAAGTGTATACAAGAAGAGCCTTCACTGTTTTTTGCCATTGCTGACACGTCACCAAATACAGTTGTTGCACCTGATCCGTCTGATTGATTTACTATTTTGACAACTACTCTTGCATCATTTTCTTGCAAGATAGTTGGTCCTGTTACTGTGTCTGCCATAATCCCTCCTTAATCAAGATTACTAGATGGGGCCGAAGCCCCATCATGATTTATTTATTATTCAAATAACAATCTGCTAATTGTGCAATAAGATACGTCAATTGCAGCTGCAGCACCGTCACCAGCTTCTATTCCAACGTATGGAATTAAATCTATATCGTTAGTCATAGCACCTGATAAAGTTACTTGTTTTCCAGGTTCAACTGCTGTTACCGCAGTACCACCTGTACTTCCAGAAGTTCCAGTAATATTATACTGGACACCATTTACATATATTGTCAATTTTCTGTCACTATTCATAACAATTTTCAAGTGATAGTTTGTACTTGCCGCTATATCAATTGGTAGTCTACTAATATAGTCAGTATTACCGACACTATGAACAAAGTGTAATTTGTTAAAGTCTGTAAATGCTTCACTATTAGTAGAATCTGTTTGAAATTTAAAGAATGCTTGGTTTGCATCTGTTGCAACCACTTGGTCATTCGTTAATTTCAATCCAGCCCAAATTTTCTGGTTGTCGATAGCAGAACTTGTTCTTACTAAAGCTTCCCAGTGAATTTGGTTTTCAGTACCCCATTTAACACCAGTCCAAGCTGTTTGACCACTGTCTAAATGTGGGCATAAAATTGCTTGGTCTTCGTCAGCACCTGCTGTTGTTAGCGTAACCGCTGCAACAGTAGCATTTCTAGTAGCTAATGCTGTAGTCATGTTAGTACCTAGTACTTCAAAGTTAACGCTTTTTCCTACTGCTGTTGAACCAGCTTTAAAAACTTTAACTGATAAAGTTTGAGAAGCGAGATCAATCGCACCTCCTGATACGTTACTGATAACAACTGTTACTGTATTAGCTGCAGTTACTGAAGCTGTTAGTTGCGCTGCAACAGTGTCAACACCCATTGAAGCAACTGCGAAGTCGCCAAGTGCTGCACCTGTTACTGTTACATCTTCTTCTAACTCTGTGTCATCTGCTATGCTACCCCAGTCTTTTGTTTCTGAGCCTTGTAGATAAGCGTTAAGAGCAGGAAGTTGATTAAAATACTCTTCAAGATAATATCTTCGAGTATCTTTTATTCCGAATTCGTGAACAGTTCTGTCTGAGATTAGTCCTGTAGTTGAGCCTTTGCTCACTATCTTAAAACCATTCTCGGATCTTACTGGTCCCGAAAAAGTTGAATTTGCCATAATTATATCCTCCTATTTTTCCGAATACTGTCTATAGGCCGTCGACTATACGCGTCAGCATTCTAATTAATTGCATTTTCTCTATTTGCAATCTTATATTCCTCGAGTTTGATCTCAGTGATAATATCTCTAATCTTTTTATCAATTTCGACCATATTAAGAGTATATTTACCTTCTTGCTCATACTCCAACTGCCACCTCAACTCCAAGGATCTTTTTTGTGTGTACATGTCTTGTACCATCAACAACCTCCTCATAGGTTATTCTGTTCACCTTGGGATCCATCATTTCTCCAAGATATTCCCATTTTATACTTTTTTCTCCCAGTTTGTCAACTATTGAATTTTCAATAGATTCAACATTATCCTCCGCCAATACTTCAAATACAGCGTGATATCGATATGCATAGATTTTTACTAGGAACTTTCTCATGTTTCTTACCTTATTTTTTAAATGTGGCGGAACTATGTCCCGCCACAAATTTAGTTTAGATTACGCACCTTCAACGCCGAAGATACCTCTAAAGTCTGATACTCCAAATGAGTATCTTTCTCTAGCTTTGTATCTAACGTTGCCAGTATCGAAGTCTCCTTCCATAGCAGTTTTTAGAGCTGCTCTTTGGAACATCTTCATACCATTAGGCACATCAGTAATAATATACCAACTGTCAGTGTCAGTTAAGAAATTATTCACTCTATATCCTTGAGGAATCATTCCCATAGACGCAACAGCGTTGATATCATTGTCTGCTGTTCCAGTTCTGCCTGGAGATTTCATCAATCTCTCAGCATTGAACTGATTAGCTGAAGGAATGACCATTTTCACTCCTCTAGCCGCTACTCTCAATCCACGTTCATCAGTCATGCCAGCAATGTCTACCAATGCTTGCTCTAATGAAGTTTCGTTCAAGTCCGCTTGCGTTGTCAAAGTGTTTTTAACCGCTGTTCCGCTAACCGTTGTGTGGTTAGTTGAGAACAGAGATACTGCATCACCTGAATCAAAGTTATCCACTGATGGAAGACCATTGTTCAAAGGTGTAACAGCTTTCACTTGTTTCGCATTAGACATAGATCTTGCTAAAGCTTTTGTGTATCTAGAAGCAAGTCTATCGTAGAGGTTATCTTCGATAGCTTCTTCAGTGATAGCAAATGCTAAAGCCACTGTGTCGTGAGTGTAACGAGCAGTATAAGTCTCTTGAGCAGTATCAAAAGATACTCCTTGACCTTCTGCTTTTACTTGTGCGTTAGCGAATCCAGATAACATAACTTCCTCTTCGAAAGCTCTGTCACTTGACTCGGTTGTATAAATCTCAGCGTGCTGATTTTCATACCGTTTGTATTCCAGGCCAAATAGTGCATTCAAACCTGGCTCTAGTTCTTTAACTAGTTGTGTTCTTGATATAGCCATAATTATCTCCTATTTAGACTTAAGCTCCAGTACTATCAATGTACTCGTTTAAGTTTTGGATTACAACAACAGTACAATAAGCCGCTGTTAGATCATTGTTTTCTGGATCTTCCGCGCTTCTAATCAATCTCCATGTATTGTTAGTTGCGTGAGTGTCACCAATGTCAATTGTAGTGTTTGATCTGCCAGTTGTTGTGCTTCCACCTGTGTTCACATCAAATGTGTCAAGGTATATAGCATGTGCACCGACTACAGTAGTTGCTACTGCATCATCGGTTGCAACATTGTACAACTGCCAAGGATAGTCATTTACAAACGCTTTAGTATCCTCGCTGTTTGCTGGTGTGATGGTTGCATCATACCAACTTGCAAACGTGGGTTTTAAAGTTGTAGCCGAATTGTAAAATATACCCTGTAAAACACCACATGACGTACCAGTTGCTGAATCTTCACCAGTTACAATGTATCCGGCAGTAACACGTACTCCCATACCATTGAATTTATTGGCGGTGTCTCCAGCTACTATAAAGTATTCGGATAATCCTTGGGTAGAAGGTGTATTACCTAATGTACCTGCTGGAATAAAACCGAAACCTGCGCTATTTCTATTAGCCATAGTTGTCTCCTTTGTCCCCGAGGGGACGGGTTAATTTAAATCGATGAGTAGGAATAGTTAAAAAATTAACTCTTCTTTGTACCACCGAAGGTTACACGAGTCTGCCTATCAACATTGATCGGCATACTTTCATGCTGTTCCCTCATTAGATCGTTTTCAACTGCCGCATCCTGACCTTCTGCTTGTTTAGCAAAATAATCAGCACGTGACTGCGCGATTTCTTCAGGTACCCTGGCCAGCAACAGGCCACCAACCCCAATCACTCCCTTGTACTTACCATCTTGGATAACTGGATAATTAGAATCTTTATATTCGTCAGCTCTCACTAACTCATAACCAGATCTTAATCTCCCAGAGATATTTTTAGAATCTTGAAACCCTAAACTCTCTGCTCGTATCCATCTGTGCCTGAATCCATCAGGGGCAGGGGGTGCATCTAGAGAAGATGGAGGAGTCCACACTTTTGGCCTTTCAGTTTCTTGCCGTGTTTGACTCGCACGTGAAGTTTTATTATCTTCTTTTTTCATTTTACGCTCCTTCCGTGAGTTTTATTTGTCTTGCGTATTCTTCGAGTGGCACACCTAATTTTTTAGCTATTGCTACCTGGGAGGGTGTGAGTCTCACAGTTTTGCGTCCTGGTTTTACACTTCTCTGAGCTGAAGCCACCGACTGTACGGGCTTGGACGTATACTCTACATCACCACCTTTAGCAAATTTATGCGAGAAGTCAACCTTTATTCTTTTATCAACTTCATTATAATAATCATCTGATTTAGGGTCAAATCCTTCATTTACCAAATCCTTATGGATCTCAAATGCAGTAAAAGTCATGGCTCTGTCTTTACCAAACCATGTATTTCTAGCTGCCCAAATTTCCGCTTTAGGATCTGGATCAGGAAGTTCCTGTGGTGTTTGCTGTGGTAATCTTCCACCGTCTGAAAGTTGTTGAACTGGTTGTTCTGGTTCAACAGGTTGTGTTTGTCTTTGCTCCAATTTAGCATTTTCAAATGCCAATGTAGCAATTCTTTTGTTTGCTTCGACTTGAGCTTCTGCATTTCCAGATTCAATGGCGCCTGCTAATTCTTTTTGTGCAGACTCCATTCCTGTTTTTACATTCTTTTCAAATCTAGACCAATAATCAGTATCTATTTTTCTAAATGCATGATGGTCTTGTCTTCTTTGATGTTCTAAAGCTTGGGCATATTCAGTAGCAGCTTGTTCTCTACGCTCTGCTTCTCTCATCTTACGAGTAAGTTTAGAAATACGTGATTGAACGCCTTTACTGTATTCTTCTAGTTTAGTATCTTCATCTTTAGTTGTTTCTTGTTCCTTTGTTTCTACTTCTTTTATTTCTGCTTCTTGTTCCTTGTTTTCTACAACTTCTTCCTTTTTTTCCTCTGGTAAGCTAACATCTACTTCAGGACCTGAAGTATCTAACTCTACTTTTGGATCTTCCTTTTTTATCTTATTTTCTTCTGGCATAGTTCCTTCC